TGGATTCGTTGATAAGATAACGGTTAATCACGGCTCCCTTGACTCTACCACATTCAGGCTAAGAATATTTAATAGAAATGGCTCCAGAGTTGGAAGATATCTTGCAGGCAATGATAAAGAGATATTTTTTATTAAAAACCCAAATCCGTATGGCAATTATAACTCACCCTATGGGTTCTCTAATCTGACGCCAATCCAAAATGAAATGGAATTGTATTTGCATAGTAACATTCACAATCTATCTAGCTTGACCAAGGGTGGACGGCCATCAATGATTGTGAAACCGAGAGAAAATCTTACAGATGAGCAATATACTGAGTTCATGGAAAGCATTCAGTCAAGCATTGCTGGCTCATCAAATGCGGGTGCTATAACTGTGCCGTCAATCCCATGTGATATTGAACAAATGTCGGTAAGCAATAAAGACATGGACTTTGAAAACTTAAGAAAAGCTACAGTTTCATCTATCCATACTCAACTTGGTGTTCCGTTGCCAATGGTTATGGCCGAGCAGATGACCCTTGCCAATATGGGGGCAGCAAATGCACAGTTTTACAATAACACTATTATTCCACTTGCCAACAGACTATTTTGCGAGATAACCGATATGCTAATGCCGAGATACATTGGGCATGATTCTCTGGTAATCACATATGACCGCAGATCAATACCAGCTCTTGAAGCAGAATCTGTGGAAAATGTTAAGCGGCGCGCATCCCTAAATGTTATGACCGACAATGAGATCAGAACTGAGATTGGGCTTGAGCATGTTGATGGCGCTGATGCAATATATAAACCAACTAATCAAATTCCAGTTGCCAGGGTTAGCGCCACCGCAAATAAAGATGATTTTGTTTCAGGTGAGGAAGCAATAAAATCGATAAAGAGAAAAATGCTGTCATTGGCTAGGCCTGACGGATCAAGGATATTCAAAGAGAATCAATAGTGCCCATACTAACTTCAGATTCGCAAGTCGATAACACCGTTGCCGATGAGCTAACAATAAAACTTACGCAGGAAGAGTTTCTCGCAAGAAGAATAAATAGCTTGTTTCGTGATATTGTGCGTCAACAAGGCAATAACCTGAGAGTTTTTGGCTCAGTTGAAAATTTAAATTCATTTTCACCAGAAATCGAAGAAATATTGGTTAATCATTATACTGGTGTGATGACCATTTTTGCAAACAACCTAGTAGGTCAGTCACTGCAGAATGCAAGACCTGAATCAATTTTCATGTTTCAGCAGCTCATGCGCGACAATATTTCTAATTATGCGCTTAGTCAGGCTGTTACACATTCAGACATTATTACTCAAACTAATCAACGTGACTTAGAAAAAGCTATCAACGCAACTCAAGGCCTGGCATCTGAGTCAATAATAAGAGGTGATGGGCAGATTGATTTCCCGGAAGAGTTTGAGCATGAATATTTTGATGAGCTTGATGACAGAGTAAATACAATTGCTATAACTGAGACACAAAATGCTGCCGAGCAGGCTAAGATTGACTCTGTTGATGCATTGATTGCATCTGGAGTGATTGCTGCTAGCGCCATCAGAAAGCAGTGGAACACTATTCTTGATGGAAGGGAAAGAGAGTGGCATAACGAAGCGGATGGCCAGACTCAAGAGGTTGGAATCCCATTTATTGTAAAAGGTGAGCAGCTTCAAAGGCCGGGAGACGCTACAAATGCATCTTTAGATAATATTATAAATTGCAGATGCACAGTAACTTATACAATGTTAGATGCCGGGGTTGTAAATCGTGATGCTTCTGGTAATGTCACTTTTTAGCAAGTAATTCCTGCGTCACGCCCAGGCTAGAGGCTATCATTGATTGACTTGATGATGCCTTGGGGCTGCTAACTCATTTCTGATCCAGTTTCGCCAATAATAAATTATTGTCTACGATGATGTTTATACCGTCAGCATGTTGCAAAGACATGTCGATATTATTGTATTTTATCTGATAAAATTGACTATTTTCTTATGGTTGCAAAAATTATATATGACATTTAAAGCCAAATTAACACATAAAAACCATATATTTGTTAACAATATGTTATTATTTTGTTAATAACTTGTGTATAACTATTGATAGCAAAAATATTTGTTTGCTATACTTTTATTGACTTAACTTTATTAAGCGTCAGCCGTGAGAAAAGAATACAAATCGCTGCCATTTAGCATTGAATCAAAGCAGGTTAATGATATAGATGGCCAAAAGACAGGCGTGCTAAAGGGCTATTTTGCATCGTTTTCCCGAGACCGGGGAGACGATATTATTTTGCCAGGCGCATTTAGAAAAACGATTCAAGAGCATAAGAGAAGAAGTGATAGACGTGTTCGCGTCTACTTTCAGCACAACCCCCTAATTGTTCTCGGTGGCGCGCCAATAGATAGCGTTTTTGAGGACGATTTTGGCCTTTTCGGTACTGTTGAGCTTAATCTTGAGACTCAGGACGGTAGAGAAAAATACTCGCAGGCGCTTGCCGGAAATATCAATGATTTCTCGATTGGTTTTATGCCAAGAGAGGTCGATTTTTATGAGGATGCAAACGGAGAAACAGTAAGAAAGCTGTTAGACATTGAGCTTTTTGAGGTTTCTCTTGTGACTGAGCCGATGAATATTGATGCGTTGGTCACACAAATAAAAAGATATCAGCATCTTTTGTCAACTGGACAGGGCATTTCAAATATTATGGCTAACATCAAAAATGTTGATAAGAAAACTGTAACTGCATTTGAAGATTATCCGCTAGCAGATAGAGATAGAGAGTGGGACGCTGAGGCTGCAAATGCTAGATGGCGTGAATTTACTAATTCTAGTGAGTCCCCATCAGATTCTTATCGTCGTGGCTTTATGTGGTATAACCAGCAGGACGCTGACGAATATGGTGCTTATAAGCTTCAATATGTAGATGTGATTGATGGTGTAGTTGTCGCTGTGCCGAGAGCAATATTTGCAATTGCTGGCGCACTTGATGGTGCTCGCGGTGGTGTTGACCTGCCTGGGCAAGACATTGCAGCAGTTAAAAATCACGTAGAAAGATATTATGAAAAGATGGGGCTAGAGGCTCCATTTAAAAACCCCATGAATGATGCTAATGACAAGAAAATGCTAATAACAAACAATATGCTTTTTGATGATTCATTTGGCAAAAGGGATTTTGAAAAAGTCTTGAGAGATTCAGGGTTATTTTCAAAGAGTGCAAGCGTAACGCTTGCGTCTGCATTGGGTTCTATTAGAGCTGATTCTAATGTCCATAATGTAAATGACATTAACGCGGGTCATGACGTATTATGCAGTCAGATCCAAGAGCTAACAAAACTAATTAAAACCAAATGGTGATAAATTATGACTGACTTAAATAAAATTACAGAGAATGCGCATAAAGCAGTCGCTGAGCTGCGTGAAACAGTAGAATCCAAATTTGCTGACCTTGGCGAAGGCAAAGAAAGAATATCAAAGATCGAGAAGGATCTTGACTCCTATGAGTCTGCAAATCAAAAGCTTGTTAAGCAGATTCAAGAGCAAAAGGCTGCTATGGAGCAAATGGAAGAAAAGTACAACTTCCTCGAGTCTAACTATGCCTCTATTCCTGCTGCTGGCGTTGATGCTAAAGCTATTGACGAGCAGCATAAAATGGAAATGAAAGCATTAGAATCATATTTCAAATATGGAAACAAGAGAGACTTTGACTTGCAGCAAAAGTATTTGCGCACAGACAGCAACACTAATGGCGGATTCTTAGTTCCGGTTGAGTTTGTTCGTGACATCATCAAAGACATCACCGAGGTTTCTCCTGTTCGTCAAGTGGCAATGGTTCGCCAAGCTCAATCTAAAAGCATGGAACAGCCAATTAGAACAGGCTTGTTGACAGCTGGCTGGGTTGGTGAAGGTGATACCGGCACAGAAGCTAACAGCACATACGGCAGTCGCATGATTCACGTTAAGAAGATATTCGTGCAAGTGCAAATTACACCAGAAGAATTGCAAGATGCTGCTTTCGACATGGAGCAAGAAATTCGTAGTGACGTCACTGAGCGTTTTGCTCAAGTTGAAGGCGCAGGATTTACAAAAGGAACTGGCGTTAACCAGCCAATCGGGTTTATGAGCGCTCCTGATGTTCCTGAAATTAACAGTGGTGTAGCAAATGACATTACGGCTGATAACTTCTATGATTTAGAGGCAAATTTGAAATCAGGATATTTAAGCAACTCCATCTATGGCTTAAACAGATTCACCATTGGTCGTGTTCGCAGATTAAAGGCAAGTGGTAATGGTGAATACTTATGGAGTCCAGGCAATTTGGCTGCTGGCGTGCCTAATGCTATTGCTGGCTATCCATATGTTGAGATGCCAGACTTAGACAGCATTGCTGCTAATAACTTCCCGGTGATTTTTGCTGACTTCCGTCGCTTCTATCAAATTGCTGATAGAATGTCATTAGAAGTTGTTCGTGACGATGTTACAAAAGCACTTGAAGGCAAAATTTTGTTTAACTATTTCTTGCGAGTTGGTGGCGACGTTCGTCAGCCTGAGGCTGGCGTTAAATTAAAAGTAGCTGTCTAAAATATTTGGGGGTGATAACACCCCCTTGATAATTGGAGAATAAAAAATGGCTGACAAAGACATTACAACACGCATTAATGGCACAACTTCATTGCCAATTATAACTATCACCTCAAATGGCACAGCTAATGGCTCGGTAATCGATATGTTTGGTTATGACGCTATTAACTTTGACTTTTTGAGCGGGAATGCAATTGGTGCTGATGTTACTGTAACAATGGAGCATGATGACGATGCTGGTTTTGCTACCGCTGTAGCAGTTCCATCCAAATTCATCATTGGCGAGCTTCCATCATTCCTTATTGCTGGCGCAGAAACCAACACCGTTAAAAGCGTTGGTTATGTTGGCAAAAAGCGATATGTGCGAGTCAGCATTACTAGCGCAAACTATGCCGCAGATACGCAGATTGCCGGCATTGCAAATCGTGGCGATGCGCGCGTAAACCCTGTTTAATTTATTAAACAATAGCCGCCCGAAAGGGCGGTTTTAAAGGCAATAGCTATGAAAATAAAATTTATCAAAGATTGTGTGTGGTCTTACAGTGACAGGCTTATTTCTTATAAGAAAGGCGAGCATTACGATGTTGATGATTGCCAGTCAGATGAAATTATCAAGCTTGGGTATGCAGAAGAGCACAAAGAGAATAAGACCACAAAGACAAAAAAATCATCTGTCGAAAGGAAGATGGATAAGCAGCCAAAGAAAGAGAATAAATCTATTTCTGCAGAAGAAAACAAATAAAAGGCAAAGAAATGACCACAAAAGTAACTGACTTTGTATTAAATATAGCAGATGAAGAGAACACTGTGACAATTTCAGCTGCGGGCAGCATTTCTACCACTATTCATACTCGCGGCGCTCCATTGATTGGGATTAGGACGGATGCAAATTTCACCACATCTGATGTTCAGATTATTGAAACTGATGAGACTGGGACTTTATCAAGTGTGATAAAAAACCCAGATGGAACAGTGCTTACCTTGAACTCAGTTCAGGCAAACAACACTGTTTACCTTTCCGCGCCGTGGACGGCTGCCGCGAAATATCTAAGAATTCAGTCTGTAACTCCTCAGGCCAGCGAAACAGTATTGACGCTGACTCCGAGGAGCATTTCTTAATGTTTTTTTGGTTTGATGAAGATATTTCACCAGGGGTGCCACCCGTCGATCTTGGCATGCTTTTTGATGATGGCGATGAAATGTTTTTTGATGATAACGAAGTCATGGAATATGACGGGTAAGAGGTAACTGATATGGGAAGAAAGTGGGCTGCACAGCCACAGGCTGGTGTATTATCATCAACAGATGAGTTTTTGGCAATTATTGCAAGCGCGCCATCTGGCGCAACAAAAGAGCAAAGGATTCCGGCATCATACATACCAACCTTTATCGGAAAAACAGATTTAGCGGTAGGCTATACACTAGATGGTGGCGTGTCTCAAAAAACATTAACAGTTACTGAAAACTCTACAATTGATCAAGATTTGTCATTTTTATCAGGACCGTCTTTTACTGGCCTAACAGTGCGAAGTGGCACAGGGGCTGAAAATGTCGTTATTTCAAATGATGACACAAATACAAACTATCTTACGTCAAATGGTTACCATAATTTTACTGGCGGCAATGTAAAAGCAACATGGCTTGATGTTGGCTCTGGTGGGGCTCTTGACACCACAAAAGGTATTAAAATATTTGAAACAAATCCGCATTATCGAATAGGTTTTGATAATACAGTTGCCAGTGGCGCTATCCAATACAATATTGATCTTATAGCAGATACACATTGCCATGCATTCACTGCCGGTGAATTTGGTGGCGTCCAAAACATTTTGGCATGCATTCGTGGTGATGGCAGAATGTCTATTAATGACAGTGCTCCAGAGTCAAATCTAGATGTTAATGGTGACGTCAGAATCCAGGATGGTGCAATTCCATCAGATCCAACAACTGGTCATAAATTATATTCAAGCGCAGGCGATTTATTTGCTCGTGATAATCTAGGAAACGTGACAAATATTACAAGCCCGCCTGACTTAAGCAAATGGAATGTTAGTGCGCCATATATAGAGCCAAAACCAGGGCAGGGTGTCAGTGGATTTAGGATAACAGATCCAACTTTAACGCAAAATTTCACATTTTTTCAGGGGCCAACAAACTGTACTTACAATACCTCAAATGGCATACATATTTTTAACGCTACCGTAAGGGCTACATCTGTTGATGTCCCATCTGGTGGCAGCCTTGATTCAACCAAGGGCGTTAATTTTTTTGGTAGCAATCCAAATTATAGAATAGGTCACGATGCAAGTTTTGGTGGTTATGCATCTCTAAGATACAACATTGACTCACCTTTAAATACTCATGGCCACGTTTGGTCAGCAGGAATATTGTCAGGATCGCCAACAGTTCTTGCAGTATTGCGCGGCGACGGGTTAATGGCAATAGGGGATCAACAACCGCAGTCATGGTTAGACGTAAAATTTGACATTAGGGTTGGAGAGACGACAACTCCTATCACTCCATCTGCTGGCATTAAGGTTTATTCAAAAACTGACGGCAACTTATATGCATTAAATAGTGCAGGAATAGAAAGCAACCTAACATCAGGGGCAACAGATAGTAAATGGGACAACTCATCACCTGGGGCTTTGTTCCCTAAAGATGCGCTGGCGGTTGATAGAATATTCATCAAAGATGCTGGTATGGCGCAAGCATTTACTATCCAAAACACTGGTGCAGAAATAAGTTACACTAACAGCTCAGGTGGTGGACATAGATTTGGTGGTGGAGATGTGTCTATAGGACTTCAAGCACCAGAATCAAATCTTGATGTTGCGTCAGACATTAGAGTGGGTGAAATTGTAACACCATCAAATCCAACAGTAGGTCAAAAAATTTACGGAAAAGCAGACGGTAATTTATATACACTTAATGCTGCTGGATTAGAGACTAACTTAACTGCAGCTGCTAGTGATAGTAAATGGCAGCAGACAGCAAGCGCGCTGTTTCCAAAAGATCCACTTGGAGTGGATACAATAACATTAAAAAATCTTGCTCAAACACAATCTTGGTTTGTTAATAAGACAGACACTAATGCTGAGTATAATAATACTAATGGTATCCATGATTTTCTACAGGGTGTAAAAGCAACATATCTAGATGCTGGGCATATATCTACACTTACCACAAGCAACGGGATAAATTTGTTTGCTGGAAATAATGACTATAGAATTGGGTTTGATAACCAGGGTGCAACTGTTAGCTGGATGCGTTTTAATATCGATGTTGCAGCAAGCACGCATAATTTTACCTGGACATCTGGGCCAATCACTTCAGCGCCAAATGTGATTGCAAGACTTAGGGGTGATGGAAAGTTTTCTGTCGGCAGCCAAGACCCTGAATCATCGATTGATGTTGCTGAAGATATTAGGGTTGGTGAGATATCAACGCCTAGCAATCCAACATCAGGAATAAAGATTTACTCAAAAACTGGAACAGATTTATTTGCTCTTGATACAGCAGGAACTGAGACAAACCTTATAGATGCAAGCTCAACAAGCAAGTGGGTTTATGCAGGAAATAATATACTCCCCGCTCCTTCTCCTGCCGTTGAGGGGATATCAATACAAGATTTAGCGAAGACTCAAGCTTTTACAGTCCTTCATAACGGCACTACTGTTATATATACTAATACCTATTCTGGTGGACCTCACTCTTTTGTTGGTGGCCCTGTTCAAGCAGATTGGTATTCACTAAGAAATCAGGGAACTTTAAATGCCGGAAAAGGAATTAGCCTTTTTGAGCTAAACAATGACTATAAAATAGGGTTTGACGATAATGGCGGTGGTAACGGATGGATTCGCTATAACGTTGACACACTAGCAGCAACTCATGGTCATGTATTTACTGGTGGCCCACTTGCATCATCAACCATATTGGCAAGCATAAATGGCCTTGGCGATATGAGCGTTTCTAATGACTTATCGGTTGGCGCAGACGCTGCTGTCTCCAACGATTTGACAGTTGGCGCAGACGCTGTTGTAACGACATCTCTAACAGTTGGCGCTCAAGCAAATGAGTCAACTATTGATTCTAGTGGTGATATTAGGCTTGCTGAAATTGCATCGCCATCAAATCCAACTTCTGGCGTCAAGGTATTTGCAAAGACTGATAATGACGTATACGCACGAGATAGCAATGGGGATGAGATTAATTTATCAAGATGGAATATTACAAATGTAAACACTAGTCCATATTTAACTGTTGCCTCTGACAATATTATCTCTGTTGACGCAACGACGGTATCAGTAACTGTTATTATTGATGCTTCTGTCATGCGTCGTCCTGTTGTTGTTGTTCCAAAAACAATTGGAGCTGGCAAGTCAGTTAATATTGAGCCTGCTGTTGGGCAAACAATAAATGGATCAACCGCTACTAGAGTTATTGCTGCTCCAGGATCTGAATTTTCAACATATACGATTGTTCCCATAAGCTCTACAGAGATGGCGATATCATCAATAGAGCCAGGCCCATAATAATGGTTTAATTTATCTATTTTAGTTTTATATTTAAGGAGAAAAAAATGCTGGTTAAGTTTGATGATAAATCCCTAAAGATGATAGAAGTTCTCGCGCATTATGCGCTTAAAGGGGCTGGGATTGATGCGTTGACGCAGGTTAATAATATTTTTGCATTTTTAAATAGTGAGTCTGAAATGGGGCGCCAAGAGGTTGCTCATGGTAATGAAGAATCAGATGGTTAAAACTTATAATACAATGGTTAATTTTGCAGGGGGTGTTCAGTGATATATTCAAACTCAGGGCACTCATCATTTGTTCCTGTTTCTCGCACCCCTGTGCCAATTAATTATACATATGAGGTTGTTGCTCAGAGAGCTGCATTACCGTTAACATTAAGCGAGGTTAAGGAACAGCTCAATATACCCCTGTCTTCAACTATAAAAGACTCTTATTTGACATTTCTTATTGAGGCGGTAACTGACTATTTTGAATCTTTTACAAATAGAATTCTAATTAATACAGGATTTCGCACATACAGGGATAAATTTCCTTGTTGCTCTAACTGTTTCATAATAAGAAAGGCAAAAGTAGATCCTGGATCTGTTTTAATAAACTATCTTAAGAATAGTGTTTTAACGCCTATTGATCCATTAAAATATTATGTAACTAGCCAAAATTCTTACCCAGGAATATATCTTAATCAAAACCAATCATGGCCAAATGATGTTGATATAAGAGTCCAGGCAATACAAATTGATTTTACCGCTGGATTTGGCGCAAATGAATCTTCAATACCAGCAAAGATAAAACTTTCACTATTGCAGCATATTGCAGCGCTTGATGCCAATAGAGGTGACTGTGATTCTGATGCATGTGCAAATGCATTGCCAAGTGCGGCTAAAAATATATATATGCAGTATAAAGTTGCAGAAGTAACAGCTTTTAAGAAGTGCAGGGGCTGCTAATGGGTAAGTGCAAGATAATAAACAGCAAAAGAACCAAAGTTTGTTATGGGTCTCTTGATATTCCAATAAAGATACACAACCGGACCATAACCGCTCCAGATGACAATAGCGTTGATTTCGGTTTAACATTTACTGAGGTTATAGAAGTGTTGGCAAATATTCAGACTATAGCTAACAAGACTGAGTTTGATGGGACAAATACCGAGAGAGTGGTTAGCGATGTTTTTTATATCAGGTATATTGACGGGGTGACGGCAGAGTCATGGATTGAGGTCTATAATGAGTATTATGATATTGTCAATACAGACAATATTGGTAAGAGGAATGAGTGGTTGGAGTTGAGATGCAATAAGCGTGGAACAACTAGCAAACCAGTCAACTTTGCGTAATGGCTATTAAAATAACGATAGATGCTCAAAGCAGGAAAGCAATTGCATCACTTGGGTTTATATCAAAGCGTGCTAAAGAAGGCATTCGTGCTGCATTTTATGATATTGGTCGTGATTTAAGAAAAGATATTAGAAACGATATTCTATTCGCTCCAAAATCCGGAAGAACATACCTTGTCAGGTTGAAAGGAAGGATTAAACGGCACAAATCCTCTGCTCCTGGAGAAACTGCGGCGAATCTTACTGGGAAATATTTCAATAGTATAGATTACAATGTTAAAGGCAGCAATCAATTAGAGTTTGGCAGCAGGGTCATTCACGGAAAATTTCTGGAAGAGGGAACTAGAAGAATGAAGCCTAGACCAGGTCTTGGCAACAGTATTAGAAAAAAAGAGTCAGAGATAGAGCAATATCTGGCGGCGGCCATTAAGAGGAATTTAAGAAAATGAAAGCTGATGATATTGTCAGACAATTGTTCTCGGTGGTGCCAAAGATTACAGGCATGTTTAGCGATGAGTACCAAATAACATCACTGGTTCGCTCTGGGTCAACTGTCACCGCAACAACATCTGCAAACCATCTAATGTCGACTGGCGATTATGTAAATATAGTTAATGCGCTTACGCCGGTAACAATATCATCTCTAACACGAGAAATACAAATTACATCAATAATTAGGGATGGTCAGATTGCCACAGTAACTACCGATGGAAATCATAATTTACCTGATGGAACAAATTTAAGCATTGCAGGTGCTTTGCAGCCAGAGTACAACATTACGACAGATATTAATGTAACCTCAAAAAACACATTTACCTACTTAGTCAACGGATTGCCAGCCAGTCCAGCAACAGGAACAATATTGCTATCACTAACAAGTCTTGCAATTGCTGAGACCGTAAGTAACCATGATTTGACCTTATCTAAAAGAATCGATGGCAAGCAATTGACGGTTGATATCGATGGGGCTGACCAGCCTGAGTACAATGGTGTTAGACCACTTATAGCGGTTCCAAATAGAAGAAAATTTATATATGAAATAACTGGCAATCCTTCTTCTCCTGGCACAGGGGCAATATTCTTACGTACTGGCAGCAACACAAGAGACTATAATGGTAGATTCGAGGCAACCGTAACGTCGCCAACAACGTTTACCTATCAAATAACATCAATGCCAGAGTCGCCAGCACAAGGAGCCCCGTTGGCGCGTGTCAGAAACAGAATATCAAGAAGTGAAAGACTATCGAGGGCGGCTGACTCATATACAAGACAGCCACCAGGAGATTATTGGGCATA